ACCCGAGGTTTTTCGGGAGGTTGCTGAACGCAGAGTGCTGCATGAGCATTGTGTCAGCTACGTTCGTCGGGAGGATCCCCCAATGACGGAAGATATACTGGAGATCGTAGTTGAAGTTTTGTCCGACCAGGAGGACATTGGGGTGCATTAGTATTTCGATCATTCGATTTACTAGCACTGTCTCTTCAGTAGCCCCCCAAAACCCTTCAGGATTACGGATAGGGCACAATTGAATGCAGATCCCTTCTGTAGCGGACCATGCAAAAGAAATGCAGGTAATATGCCCACCACGTGTTTCAATGTCACAGGAGAGTGGGGTATCGGGGCGGGCTAAATGGACTTCACTTATCCAGTCGAGTTTGTCGAGGATTGTATTCAGCCATTGGCCGGAGTTATCAACCGCGATTAACAATTTGTAATCCCGGTGAAAAACTCCCGGAGCCAGCGAGTTGGCTTTAACTCTTTTCAAATCGTGCAGCATCCACGGACGGCGAGCATATTGCGTATGGATGATATCGCTACGCAGTGTCGGGATGACCTTGTAGCCAGGAGTGAGCACGCTATCCATGATGGACGAGCGGTAGTTGAAGCTGGAGGTAACTCCGGTCAGAGCGAATAGGGCCAAATCCCCGACCGTGCAGATAACGTTAGGTTTGACTAGTTCCACTTCCTCGCGCAGGGCTATGCACGCATCGTAGAGCTTCTGCGTGATGTAGTGCCCCTGAAAAAACACGTGATTCGGCTGACGGTCCTTCTTCTTGTCGATAATGTTGAGTTCGTTTGGGTAGCTGCGGGTCTTGAGTACGAGAGTTAAGTAACAATCATCTCGCCGGATACCCGCATCGGACAGTAATTTACTGAGCTCGAAACCTCCGCCTCCTATAAAAGGCTCCCCCCGCCGTAAACACATTTCATGTGCGAAGTCTCCTACAACCATTATCTTAGCATTCTTCGGCCCCGAAGGCCGCACCATCATTTGAGCCATTGTAATTCCTAAATTAGCTTTTCGCGGAGTACCCTATTACACAACATTTTTCCAGAGTCCGCTGGCAGAGGTTACGCACTGCAATCAGCTGGAGACGCAGAGTATCCGAGAGGTAAAAATCAGGCAGATCTGGGTCCATCATCAGAGAATCCGGGTCAGTCGTAACCAGCACCAGCTTGGAGTTCCACTTTCTGAGGCGATATTCAGGATGATCCATCACGCTACTCCTTCAGCTGGTTGAGTTCTGCCATCAGTGCTTTACCCTGCTCTGCCGGGTCGACGTTGGTTAGTCCTTGGAGACGTTGCAGGCAGATTCCGTAGTAAGTGCTGTTTTGCTCCAGCCCAGTAGCCAAGCACTTAGCAGCATGAGCAGCGGGAAAAATAGTACCACTCCCAGCGAAACTATCAAGCACACGATCACCAGGTCGCGCACTGCGCTTAAGCAAATCAGAGTACAAAGCCACAGGCTTTTGTGCACCGTGGGTTGTGTTTGCATCAGCAAAAGTCGTGACAACATCAGGATAGATACCTGTGGTTTTCTTCTTGCCCTTGATTGCATAGAGGATCATCTCCCACTGTCGACGGGGGCCATTTTCAGGATGGGGGACTCGGCCGGAATTTGGCTTGGTGCAAATGAATGGAGTACGCGTAACCCACCAACCAGCCCCTTGCATGATTCGTTTGAGTTCGTGAAAGTTGTCAATATCGCAGAAGACGTAGGCGTGGGCTTCTTGTTTGGCAACTCGGTAGGCAAGCGGAGCCCAGTCTTGCATGAGAACACGCCACGACTCATAGTCGTCTTTATAATGGTGTTCGATGCCTCCGAGTTTGCCAGCGCCATCTCCGAATTCATCCGCGCCCATTCCATAAGGTGGATCAGTGAGTATGACATCAAATTGCTCCGGGTCGCTGGTTAGCATCCACGAAAGGCAATTGGTATTAAAAACCTTGTGGGATTCGTGGGAGAGGGTGGAACCTACGCGTTTGGCGAGGTCGGCGTATTTGCGGGTTTCCTCTTGCTTCTTCAGTATCTTAAAGGCTTCCTCAGTGTTTTTTGCTTTCGCAATCTCTGGGATATGAAGATACTGACTGACGATAATGTCCTTTCGTACTGTGTTTTGGAAATTTCCGTCCGATCTTCCCTTGACTTCGACTGCTGTATCAGCCACTGTATGGACCCTTCCCTCCGCGTGAGCCTGCTTACTGCGTAGGTTATGGAGCCTCGACAGTGCCGCAGCTCGCTCTTGCCACGTAAGGTCCTTGCGATGCAGATTTTCTTCCAGCTCCGCTTCTTCCGCTTCAAGTGGTGAGAGCTGTCCGAGGGTGACATATGGTAGGAAACCATCAGGAATTACCTCTCCGTTGTATTTGATCGTACCTCCGAGCATGCGCACCTCATCGATTGCGCGCATGCGACGCTCACCGGCCACGAGGACCATAGCGCCATCCCGTTCCCGTAGGACAATGGCATGCATGAGGCCACGGGCGCGGATCCCCGCAGCTAGCTCTTGCAAAGCTTGGGATTCAAATTCGCGCCGTTGTCGGTTGCTGTCAATAACTATGTCGCCCGTTTTAATTAGCTGTGCTGTCATTGCTGTTGTTCCTGCTGTTGAGGGTTTCAGCTAGAAAGGCCACCGAAGTGACCTTGAATTGAGTTTCTAACTTCATCCCCCCGCACCATGTAACGACGCCACAAACGTCACGAAAAACACCATGATAAACCCACACCACCAGAGCCAGTGGGCTTTTATCTCTGCCAGCAACAACACCGCGATGAAAATGGCTAACATTATCCCCTCCTCAGTAAGAACCCCCGAGTTACCGGGGGCCGTTGCAACGAGTTTTGTTACTGGGGGTTGCTTAACCCAGGCTGGTTACTGCATCCACTTGCGCGTAGACAATCTCCGGGTCGTTCTTGTCCGGGCGATGGCCGACTTTGACCTTAGCCATGCGGCCGGGGAGCTGGTTGAAGGAGAATTCGACTGACGGATCGTTGAGGCCGGTAGCTGCACGCAAGCGGCCGAGGGCCACGTTCTTTCCTTCACCCATGTCGATAGCACCGTCGGGGGTGAGGTCCAGCATGATGCCTTGGCGAGCGGTGACGACATCACGGCCAGTTGTGGCTTTGGCTTCGTCATCTTCGATTGCCCAGGTTACGTCGAGGGCCACGCCAGTTTTCGTACCATCGCCGGATTGCCATTGACGTGCTGCGATCTTGTCGATAACGCCAGGGAATTCGCCTACTGGACACGGAACGACTTTGGTGGAGTTGGAACCGGTTACTGCGGAATTCAAGAATGAGTCAGCGTCGAACATTTTGATAGCCTCGGAAATTAAGAGAGTTTGTAACATTTACGGATGCTCGCATCCTAGGGAAACTATATTACCGATTGGGGCTAGTTAATAGCCAGTTTTGCTAGTATTTACTCACCTCCTGTCAGGGTTAGGGTAGTTATTACCCGCGATTACTATTTGTTAATCGCGGTTGATTACTCGCTGAATTAGATCACCCCACCACGAGACACCCACTTGTTAATGATGGGTTTGAAATCTGCCGGAAGTTTTTCGGAAATGGTGAGGTTACGCGTTTTTACATCCGCCTGCGCCGAGCCCGTATTCCAGGTGAAACTCGAACCAGTGCGCTCGGTCAAGATACAGTCTGAAAACATCGGGGGGAGTTTAGGGGCTAATTTAGCTCCCAGAGTGCTGACCATAAGCTTGATACCGCCTAACACTTCATCCTTCTCACGTTCTACGTGGGCAATCAAAATAAAGTGACATTTGCAGGCATCCGTCCACAATCGAATAATCTGCTCGATCTGCTGTTGAGCTATGCCCCAATCGCTGATATTGCGAACCGGTTTGTTGCCAACGACCAAAGACATAGCCATATGAGCTAACCCCGCCATACCATCGATAACTAGGACTTTGTCCGTGCCCCACTCATCGACAGCCCCGTAATTCTTCCCCGTGCGGTCATCCTTGAAGTTATTCAGGATTTCCAACATGTGAATGAATCGATTGTGCTTACTACGGTTCGGGTCATTAGCCTTTGCCAAAGTTTCCAATGACATCGTGTTGACCCGTTTTGCATTCTCCAACAAATCGGTGAAGGATGCTTTCGCAGCGGCCAGCTGGTGCCAATGGAAGTTTTCCGGAACTGGTTTTCCTTTATCCTTCCAATATCCCTGTAGAGTTTCCAGCCCCGGTTCCAGGCCAAGATAGAACACTTGTAGGTCAGGGGAGGCTTCCACCAACGTCCCGATACTGTGAGTTTTCCCAGTACCCGCCGGACCCATCAAGAGTACATTGACCCCCGACAGGGCAATCTCGTCAGCAACTTTAATTTCTTCAGTCATATTTATTATCCGCGTCAATTTCCAGGTAAATGCCGTCGAAAGTCGATCTCCCTTTCAATAGCCCTTCCGCGTAATAACGCTTGCCATCAGTGAAAGCCAAGCGCGCGGTATTCATAGTAAAAATCTGGCCTTCCCATACTAGCTTCACTTGAAGATGCTGACGTTCGAGAGGGATGCCCATCAGCCATTCGGCTAGCTCCCCTATTGACATGTTGTCCTCTTCAGGCTCTTTCCAGCTTTCTGTCATTTTCCTTATCCCATAGTCGTAAGTGAAGGGCGAATTCCCTTTTGATAACTTCATCCGGCAAGATAGCAGTGAGTTCTGGTTCCCAATTGAGCATCAGAGAGCCTGCGATTGTATAGCGAGATTTGCCATGCTTTTCGCAGTAACCACCAACAATCCGCCAATCCGCCATTGAATTCAACACGGGCATCCTCGCCCAAATCTCCCCACAGCATGGGCAGAACATCACGTAAGGGACAGGCTGCTGGGCTTCCCCGTGGATGAATCGGGTGTGATCTTCAGAGGAGCCTAGATACTGATCGTGGATGTAGAACTGGCGGAAGAAGGGCATGTCACATCAGACCTTTGAGTTCTTCCCCGAGGGCTTGCCCATCGCCAGAAAGCACGCCAGGCAGCATAGGTGCCACTGGGGCTCCTTCGGGGCGTTCGAATCCCCATTTTCTTTCATAGTCAGCCACGCTGATTTCAGCACGCTCGAGGGGATCCCACACACGCTGCACAAAGTGCGCCGGGAGCCACTCTTCGGGATTACTGGATTTGCAGATTCTTTGGAATTGGCATCCCCCGTATTCTGTGCACGCTCCGTCGATGTCATAGTCCCAGTACCCCTCTTCCCAGCAAGCTATCATTCGTTTGATATCTCTGAGTGTCTGCTTCTCCCACAGGGCGATTTCATGAGGGCTACGGTAGGTCGGGACTTCCATCGTGTCATACTTGGTCTTGAGGATGGAGATACCACGGACGATAGTGCCCTGGGGTTTGATGCCTTGCTGGAGGAGAGCCCAGTTGTAGCCGGTGAACTGACTGTTCCCACTGATAGAAATGTTCCCATTCAGGCGTGTGAGCAGGTAACCTTCAGGGACAGTTACACAGTAAACTAATCCCTTATAAGGTACATTTTGCAATTTGACTGATTTGAGGGTCCGGTTGACATCATCACTCAAAACAACTGTGTAATTGTCACGTGTGTTGTATGTCACAGAAGCAGCACGCCCATTCAAAGCCGCCACAGTCGAAACGAATTCCGCATTGCTCTTATATTTCGTGTAGTACTGATTTTCCCAGCCATCCCAATGCCGCAGTTCATCCAGGAAAGCGTCGCCATACATCGACTCGTGGCCCGGAAGAAACTTTTTATCAGGGCTCAGGTAAGTAGCTACCAACTCAGCTAGCAGGCTAAACCCGGACAAGTAAATTTCTCCCGTCTCATAGTTACCGGTATAGTCAGCTTTGAGTTCGTCTAGAATTTCGACCAACCTCTCTACATTCCTGTTTTTTACGAACTTGAAGGCTACAGCCGGATGCGGGGAGTGTTCTCTATGTCCTTGCCCACCAGTTTGAACACCTTTAGATGGTCGAAGGGTTCCATCGGCTTGAACTGCTACTAAAAATCTCTGCAGAATTTCGGGCAACCGTTGTTCATAATGATTCCCAGACAGGGGCACATAATGATGAACATCCTGCAGATGTAGATCTTCTGCCAATACTGTCATAGTACCGCCACGCCGCTTGTTGAGGAGTACACGATGATTTTTTGTAACCAGCTGAGAAAGCCGGCGACCTTCAATAGAGACTAATTCCCCATCCATCGCATAAGAATGGTACGCAGTAGGGAGCACAAAATCCATTGAACCATTTTCGTTCACCTGCATAACTTCTACGCCATCGGACAGAGAGTCGATCCGTACCCAGCCTTCCCGAGTAAGCAGTTCATGCCCTGGGGCGAAGCAGCGCATCTCCCACTGCCTTCCCCACGTAGCCCCTAACGACGAAGTGGTCTTCTCGTCGTAGTTCCAAATCCCTGTACCATGACGATTGGCAACCATATCACTACGCCCAGTATAGAGAATAGGAACACCGGTAACAGGATGATTAATAGCAAGAGGCTCAGCAAAAGAGAACTCAATGCCCTTTCGGCCCCCAGGCAGCGTAATCGGTTCGGCACCATCACCCCCTAATGGGTAGTTGAAGAGATAGAACTCGAAAGCCCCGAGCATGCGTTCCAGTGACTTGGCACTTTCCGGTGGGCACTCGAAATCCCCGTAGCCCTTGATAAGAGCGGTCATTCCGATTGCTTCCGAGTCGCTGTTGGATTTGCCTTCGACGTAGAAGGCTTCACGAGCAGCTTCGATTGCTGAGGCAAATGCGCCACCGGCGACCAAGTGGACAGATTTGGTGGTGGGTTTCCAGTGTTCGATGTAGGAACGAAAGAACTTTTGTGGGCAGGCGCGAAAAGCCGCTATGAGTGTGCTGTCTACACACGCTGGAAACATTGGTCTATAGTTAGAAGGGGATGTCAAGATCTTCTCCCTGCGGTACGCTGCTTTCGATTGCGGTCAGCTGGTTGATCTCAGCCTGGATTTCTGTCACACGCTTATTGAATTCGGCCATAAGCTCTGTTCTCTCTTTCTGAAGCTTAGAGATTTTCAACTCCGTGTAATCGAGATTGTCGGGAGCCTCAAAAACAACTTCCAGTTCAGCCACAGCTGGATGCCCACTGTAATCGTTGTGTTCCCAGGCTGTAAAATCTACGACATGCTCCATCTGCCACGTCTCTGTGTTATAGCGATCCACGGGGACAGCGCAGAGATAAAGCTTCTTCGTTACTTGCATTTCGAGCCTCTGTAGTTGTACTACGGTTAGATGCCTAGTTCTTTCAGCAGATCATTGGAGTCGATATCCTCCGGCTTCTGCTTCTTGGGCTTTGCTGCTGTTCCTGCTGCAGCGCGCTTCTTCGGTTTAGGGGCTTCGAGTAGCGCGCGCTCCTTACGGATTGCCTCGATAGCGATTTTCATTTCATCGATTGAAAGCTGACCGAGAGCTGCGCGGTTACGCCAGTCCTGGACTTGTTCGTTAATCAATTCACTTGCCATCGCTGAAAATCTCCGGGTCGTAGGCTTCCCAGTCATCACAGACCATTGCCCAATCGAATTCATCGGGAGAATAGCAAGGGTGACAAATACGAACAAGCTTGTCATGCAATTCTTCAGGGATCAGCACAAACTTCACCCCGTCGATGGTGGTTTCTTTAAGATGGTGCATCAGGTTCTCCAAATGTGTTTTCAACCGGTATTACTAATTATTAATCGCGGTGAGAAATTATGCCATTCAGTTTTTCGGCCTCAATCCATGCTCTTAGCCGTTTAACTCTGACGGCATTGTAATGAATGCCTTTCTCTTTCGCCTCAGCGCGAACGGTTAAATAACCATACTGAGCACTATTTCGACGATTCTGGGCCTGTTCCAGTTTCGTAGCCCACCTACAATTAGATTTGCAGTAATTTCCATCGCAATCTTCCCTGTCTAACGACAAATCTTTACTAGTCTTCGGCCCCATGTCGGCAAGAAAATTTTCAAACTTACTCCAGCTAGGGTCAATCGTAATGCCTCGACCCCCATACAAGTAATACGCCTTGCAACGAGGGCTTAAGCATCTGCTGCGCATTGCCACCCAGCTGTTGTATTCCGAAGAATACTGAGTTCTTAAAGCATTCATAATAACCTCAAGCCAGATATAATCGTTTGCTCGCCCGACTCGTCGCAACATAGAGACATTGAAAGGCCTCCCGACGATTTCTGTTATAGAGAACATCTTGGTAGTCTACTAGAACATTCTGGTAAGTGCTGCCCTGCGATCGATGTGCAGTCAATGCGTAAGCGAATCTCGCGTCATGGAACAGGTCTTTCAGGTCCCAGAACCGTCTCCACAGCTTCGAGTTGGCTTGCGCTTCATGCGCGAGCAGCTGGCAATCATTATCATGCTGCTGCTTACTAATCGGATGGATCACCAGCAACCGGATAATCTGGTTATCCTCCCTCCTGCATTTCAACTCCAGTGCGTGATACTTCGGCTCCAGCGGGTGCTTACACTCAATCACACCCTCTACAATGGCCTCGTCGTCGGTGTGGAGGAGCAGA